GAAATCAAAAAACAAGGAAAGAAAGAAGGAAGAAGACAAGCTAAAGAAGGTCAAAGTCAAGATAAACAATATCAAGAATTTTTAGCTTCAAAAAATGCTTCTGAACCTAAAACTATGAATACTGGAGATCTTGCTGAACTTACAGATACATTTGAAGGTCATGATGTAAAAGGAGGTTCTCTTAAAGGAGAATATGGAATTAACTCTAGTTTGAGAAATTATTATAAAGATATACTTGGCTAATGTCAGGATTAAAAAAATGGTTTGCTGAAAAGTGGGTAGATATAGGAGCAAAAAAGAAAGATGGCTCATTTCAACCTTGTGGAAGAAGTAAACAAAAAGCAGATGCAAAAAGAAAATACCCAAAGTGTGTTCCTTTAGCAAAAGCTAATAGAATGACTAAAGGTGAAAGAAAAAGTGCAGTAACAAGAAAAAGAGCTAAGGCTCAAGGTGTTGGTGGTAAACCAACAAATGTAAAAACTTTTGCAGTCGAAGGTGGATTAGCAGATTATTATAAAGGAGTGATTTAAATGCCAGTATTAGGTGATGATAAAACAATGAAAAAGCTAGGTTACAAAAAGGTTAAAAGCAAAGGTAAAACTTCCTATGTAAAAGACGTTACAGTTAAAAAAATTAATCTTGATAAAATAGATAAAAAATTAAGTGGTGGACAAGCAAAACTAGATAAAAATAATAATAATAAAATAGATGCAGAAGATTTTAAAATACTTAGAGGAAAAGCATTAGGTGGCAGTATACAAAGACAAATGACACAAGATATAATTGCTAGAGCTTTTCCAAAAGTAAAAGGTCAAAAAGCAAAAGAAGAAGAAATGTATATGAGAGAAAAAGCAAGATATGAGGAGCCACAAAACATGAGAGGTGGTGGTATAGCTATCAAAGGAACTAAATTTAAAGGTGTATTTTAGGATAAGATATGGCTACTTCTGGAACTACAACATTTGATTTAGATATTGATGACATCATAGAAGAAGCTTATGAGAGATGTGGTGTGCGTACTAATAGTGGTAAAGATCTAAAATCTGCAAGAAGAAGTTTAAATATTATGTTTTCAGAGTGGGGAAATAGAGGAGTACATTTATGGAAAGTTGAACTTAAAGAACAACTTCTATCTGCTGGAACTTCTACTTATTCTGCTCCTAGTAATGCAAATGATGTTTTAGAAGCTTATGTAAGCACAACAACTGGAACAACTTCATCCACTAATGATGTATCTTTGACTAAAATAAGCAGAAGTGAATACGCAGCTTTACCAAATAAAGGTTCACAAGGACAACCTAGCCAATATTATGTGGATAGACAAACTACTCCTACTATTACTTTATATCAAACTCCTGATGCATCTACTTACACTTATTTAAAATACTATTATCTTAAAAGAATAGAAGATGCTGGAGCTTATACCAATCAAGCTGATGTAGTCTTTAGATTTATACCTTGTATGGTATCAGGTTTAGCTTATTACTTGAGTATGAAAAAAAACCCACAGTTAGTGCAACAAAATAAACTATTATATGAAGATGAATTACAAAGAGCTTTAACTGAAGATGGACAAAGAACTTCAGTTTATATAACTCCACAAAGTTATTTTCCACAAGGATAATTATGCCATACGCAAAAGGAAAAAAATCACAAGCAATATCAGATAGATCAGGAATGGCTTTTCCGTATACTGAAATGGTTAAAGAATGGAATGGTTCTTTTGTTCATCGTTCTGAATTTGAAGCTAAACATCCACAAATAAAAAGAAAACATATTAAGGCAGATGCAATTGCTTTAGCTAATGCTAGACCAAGACCAAAAGACGATAACAAAGATTTTTTATTATATATTAGCAATGGTTTTTTTGCTAATCAAGGAGACAATGGAATAACTGGAGGAGCTAGTATGAAAGTTTCAGATAGTGATAAAATTTTAGGAACAAAACTTACTTCAGTAGAGGCAACAGCATCTATTGGAACTAATTTTACGGTGGTTATATCATGAGCATTACACACGCAAACTTTTTAACTCAAGTTAGAAATTATACTGAAGTAGATTCTAATGTTTTAAGTGATACTTTATTAGATCAATTTATAAGAAATACAGAATTAGATATAGCTAATAAAGTAGATTATGATGCTAATAGAGAGTACGCAATAACTTTAAATTCAGGCACAGAAAGATTTTTAAATGTGCCTGATGATTGTCTAATAGTTCGTTCTGTACAAATATTTGTAAGTGGTACAAGAGATTTTTTAGAAAAAAGAGACACCTCTTTCATAGCAGAATTTAATCCAACAAATGCCACTGGTCAACCAAAATATTATGCGAATTGGGATGAAAAAAATATTGTTTTGGCACCTCAACCAAATATAAATTATGAAGTGCAACTTCATTATATAAAAGATCCAGAACATTTTAATTCTACCACTGATACTTTTTTATCACAACATCAAGAAGCTTTATTATTACATGGGGTATTAACTGAGTGTTTTAGTTATTTAAAAGGCCCAACTGATATGTACAACTTGTACAAAAGTAAGTATAATGAAGAAATACAAGATTTTGCGTTGCAACAAATGGGTAGAAGAAGAAGAGGAGAGTATGATGATGGGGTACCAAGAATACAAGTCGCTTCTCCTTCACCTTAATATAAAAGGAGAGAAAATATGGCAATAACAACTAGCGTAGTATGTAATGTATTTAAGACTGATGCACTAAAAGGAGTTCACAATTTTACTAATCCTGGTGGTAATAGTTTTAAATTAAGTATGTATACATCAAGTGCAACTCTTGGTAAATCAACGACATCTTTTACATCAGATAATCAAGTAACTTCACCCTCTGGCTACACCAGTGGTGGTAAAGCTTTAGTAGCAACTACTCCAGCTTTAAGTACTGATACTGCTGTTGTGGATTTTGCTGATTTATCTTTTGTGGGTGTAACACTTACAGCAAGGGGTGCTTTAATTTATAACGATACAGCTTCTGGAGATCCAGCTGTTGCAGTTTTAGATTTTGGTGGAGATAAAACAGCTACTTCAGGTACATTTACAATACAGTTTCCAACAGCTAATGCGTCAGATGCTATTTTAAGAATAGCTTAATAAAAGAGGTGTATTGTGACTACTAGAACATTTACTGTTACAGTACAAAGTGTCGGTGGTTACAATAAATACTTCATTGACGGAGTACAGCAAGATACCCTTGTATTAGCTGAAAACGGAACGTATGTATTTAATTGGTCTGCTGCTACAAGTCACCCATTAAGGTTTTCAACAACTTCCGATGGTACTCATAACAGTGGCAGTGAGTACACTACTGGTGTAGTAAAAGATGATGGTAATTATCTAACAACAATTACTGTTGCTGCATCAGTACCAACTTTATATTATTACTGTCAATACCATTCAGGTATGGGTGGTCAAATTAACACAGAATCTGCTACCTCATGGGGTTTATTATCTTGGGATACAGGTACTTGGGGTAATCAAGCTGATGGGGGCTTAACTGTAAGTGGTGTTTCTGCAACAAGTGCTGTTGGCTCCGTTACCATTGATGCTGTTATCAATACTGGTTGGGGTAGAGTAGGATGGGGTAAATTTGGATGGGGTATTGGAGGTCAAGTAGTAGCATCAGGTGTTTCTGCAACAAGTGCAATAGGAACACCTTCATTTACTATAAGTGGATCAACAACAGCAACTGGTGTTTCTTCTACATCAGCAGTAGGATCAACAACACAAACAATTATTCAAGAAATAACAGTAAGTGGAGTTAGTGCTACTAGCTCTGTTGGTAGTGTAGTAGTTACTCATACTGGATTAGTAGCACCTTCTGGAGTATCAGCAACTACTAATGTAGGTAGTGTAACTATAGATGATAGATTTTTAGTTGGCTCTGGTTGGGGTAGACTTAGTTGGGGTAATCAAGTATGGGGTGGTGCTTACGCTGTAATACCAAGTGGTGTCAGTGTAACTTCTGCTGTAGGTTCAATAACAACTGTTGCTAATGCTATAGTGAGTGTTACTGGAGTATCTTCTACAAGTGCAGTAGGCACTATTGCAGCAATTTCAGCAGATGTGTCCTTAACTGCATCAGGTATTGTGAGCACTTCGGCAGTAGGTTCAACAACTCAAGAAATAACTTTTGGTACTACAGTAACTGGAGTGTCTACAACTAGTTCTGTAGGCTCTGTAATTGTAGCACCTAAAATAGAAGTAGATGTAACTGGTGTAGCACTTACTAGCTCTGTAGGAGCAGTAACATTTACTATGACTGGTTCTGTTTCACCTACTGGAGTATCTTCAACTAGTTCTGTAGGCTCAATTACTCCTATTTCTACTTATAATGTAACTGGAGTGTCTACAACATCAGCAGTAGGCAGTCCAACAGAAATAACAGGTACTGGTGTAGTAGATAATGTGACTGGGGTGGTATTGACGAGCTCAACTGGAAGTGTAATAATTATAGCATGGAACAAAGTTGATACTGGTACGCCAGTAACTTGGACAAAGATAACAACAGCAGCATAAAGGATAAAATATGGCTTCTTCATACTCAGCAGATTTAAAACTGGAACTCATGGCTACTGGTGAAAACGCCGGTACATGGGGGGATAAAACAAATACAAATTTAAACTTAGTACAACAAGCAATTGGTGGTTTTGAACAAGTAACCGTTGGTAGTGGAGCAACTGTTGCATTAGCAATGACAGATGGTACTATATCAAACGCAAGAAACATGGTTGTAAAAGTGGCTACTGTAACCTTATCAGGAGCCACTGTTTTAACTGTACCTGACAGCATAGAAAAAATGTATATATTTGATGTAACAGGTGTAACCAACCCAACAAACTTAACTATAAAAACAGCAAGTGGTTCTGGCTTTTCTCCAGATCAACAAAAAATATATTTTGCATATGCTGACGGAACTAATATTGTAGAGATATCATTAGATAGTTTAGGTGGTGCAATAGGCACAGCAAGTTTACCAACAGTAACTGTAGCAAAAGGTGGAACTGGTTTAACATCTTTAGGTTCTGCAAATCTACCTTTAAAAGTAAATAGTGGTGGTAGTGCATTAGAGTTTGGTGCATTAGCAGTAGCTGGTGGAGGAACTGGTTCAACTTCAGCGTCAGCAGCTAGAACTGCTCTTGGTCTTGCTATTGGTAGTGATGTTCAAATTTATAATGCTGATACAGTTTTTAAAGATGTAGCAAATACTTTTACTGCTGGTCAAAGAGGAGCAACACAAACTGCAAACGCAACTGGGTCAACTACCCTAGACTTTGATCTTTATCAGAACTTTGTTTTGACTTTTACAGGTAATGTAACCTTAGCTAATCCTTCTACAGAATCAGTTGGTCAAGCTGGGGTGATAATGATAATACAAGATGGCACTGGAAGTAGAACAATAAGTTTAGGAACAGATTATGAAACAGCAGGAGCTGGTGGTTTGACAATATCTACTGGAGCTAATGATGTTGATATAATACCATATTTTGTTCAATCAGCTAGTAATATTCTTCTTGGTTCAGCTCAACTAGATTTTGGATAAGGAGTTTTAAATGCCAGTCAATCAAGGTTCAAATTTTAATTTCAACACAAGTAATCCTTATAATTTTGATGATTGGGGTGGTGTAGGACAATCCCCTATGAGTGGTACGAGAGGCACATATGCTGGGCCGGGTGGTCATATGAATTTTAGATACCCTAGTACAGTTTCTTACACAAGTGCTTCTGATGCTGGTAGAAAAGTTTTTGGTATGCACCAGAAAGCACCAAGATATATGGCAATAGCAAATGGTACAAGTGTTAATGGACAACTAAGTCAACTACAATCAGGAGGAGCTTGGTTTGGTTGGGATTCAGGTGGTAGAACTATTTTTAGGTTTCAGGGAGACAACACCAGTTATCAAACTAGTAGTCCAGGTTATATTTATCCTGCTAGTCCTACTAATCCACCTTTTGTTATACTAGATTTACAAGCAAGTGTTCCTGGTGGTTCTGCACCTGGTGTTAACCTTTATCTGTATCATGGACAAAATGCTCAGTTAATAAGACAAATGGGTTTTGCAGCAGACAATGGTCAAAATTGGAATGTCTATCATGCTGGTTTTGATGGTGGTGGTAATATAAGTGCTTGGGATTTTGAACCTATAGCTGGAGGCAGTAATTACCAATTCGATCAGGTAACACAGTTTTAAAAAATATTTGTATTATAAGATAAATCCGTTATATTCTAATAATGGAAAAAAGTAAAACTGCTGAAAATAAAGATAATAAAAAAATAACAGGAATGTTTAGTGTTCCTCTTTTTGAAAAAGATTTTATTTTTGATGAAAAAAAAGAATTTATTGAATGGACAAAAACTGTAGGTGGTAGAAAAATTAGTAATGTAGGTGGTTTTCAATCAAAAGATTTTGTTAAGATCAAAAACACATTAAACTCTAAATTTATAAAACAACTTACAAATGATGTAGCACAAGCAATTCAAGCTTATGGTCCTGGTAAATTTCAATTAGCATGTACTGCCATTTGGTCTAATATTAATGGGCCTGATTCATGGAATATTACTCATACACACCCAGAAACTGATTTTACAGCAACAGTATATTTTGATGTTCCTGAAGATAGTGGTTTATTAATTATTGATAATACAGATCATGTAATGGCTTTTCAAAGATTTTATTCTACTCCTTTTAATGTTGATTCTGTATTTACAAGATTAAAATATACTCATTACCCTAGAAAAAATAGTGTTGTTATATTTCCTGCTCACCTACCTCACTCAGTGACAGCAAATAAAACAAATCAAGAGAGAATATCTATATCTGCTAATTTCAAAGTAGTAAGAGAAGATGAAACACAAATTAACAATAGTTAAAGATGTAGTACCCTTACATCTATTAGACTTATTTAAAAAATGGTCTATAAGTTGTGAACAGTGGGGAATGGCGTATCCTATAAACCATCCAATAGAGGAAAGGTTTTTTAAACTGAATGTAATTAATAACGATGGTAATACTATAGAAAAAGCTACAGGTGCAGGAATTGCTTACGCTATAATTTCTATGATACACGAAAAATGCAAACTTTTTAATCCTGAAATATTATGTTGTGGAATAGGACTTAGAGATAAAAATACAAAAAGTAATATGCACACAGATCACAAACATGATTTGCCAGAAGAGATGAATGTAATGAAAATTTTAGGTCTTTTAGAGTCAGATTGGAAAGAAGATTGGGGAGGTGGTTTTCATTGGGATGGTAAAGATTACTATGCTCCACCAGGTTCTTTCATGATTTTTAATCCTAGAATACCTCACAAAGCTGGAGAAATATATTGTGAAAAAAAACGCTTTGCTGTCGATTACACTGTAGCGTCAAGCACTCCTTATGTGTTACAATCTCCTTATAATTAATTAATTATAAAGGAGATAAATATGTGGGCTTTAGTAGATACTAATGGTGATAATAGTATTACCGAGGTTATATCTGCACCTAAATCAATGACAATTGATGATGTAAAGCATCCTAAAGAGATTTTTTCTTTATGGTCTGAGAGTGAATTAAACGCTGTACGATTGTTTACGGTTGTAAGAGCAGATACTGGTGACACTAGATTCAATGATTGGGATGGTGATGCAAGTTATGCTTATGATACATCATCAAAAAAAGTTAATGAAACTATAAAGTTGGTAGACAAAGATTTAGCTAATTTTAAAGTTGAAGCAAAATCTTCAGCTAAAGAAGATGCGTATGATAAAATGAGACAGTTTGACTGGTATGTGCAAAGAGTAACAATGGATAGTTCAAAAACGATTCCTACAGCAGTCACTGATTACTGTGCAGCAATACGCAAAGACTGTGAAGATATCTGTTCAGCTATTGATGGAGCATCTAATATGACTGAAATGAAAGCATTGTACACTGATACTGTAGTAGATGGTAAAGTTACAGAAGTTGCTCGTGTTAATAGATGGAGTGACGATAGTTCAGTTATTGATCTAAAAAGATAGGGCTTTTACATGCCTTTAAGAGAAGTAAATATTGCACCAGGAATTAACAAACAAGTAACTCCAACAGGAGCAGAGGGTAAATGGATTGATTGCGACAATGTTCGTTTTCGTTATGGTTATCCAGAAAAAATAGGTGGTTGGGAGCAAACAACAACAGATACTTTAGTTGGAGTAACTAGAGAAATGCATATC